CTCAACGATATGGCTTGCGCCACCGTAGCTATGCTACGTTCGTCCACCCTCGCTTTATTTTCGTTGAGCGGGGGATAACAACGGACGACGAGTCACCAACTGGTGGAGTGACCATGTCACGCAACAGTCGGGCCCAGCCGTCAAGTCCACTCTTAACCTTCCGTGTAGAAAGGCGCGGGAGATAGAACTCGACTCGCTGGAAATTCCGATTGTATCGCTTCCGAAACAGTTGCATATTTAATGCTTCTGCTTGAAGAGGCGATGCCACAATCTTACAAGGATAGGATGATCGAGATGTACCAAAGGGAATTTTCCCATAAGTATCCTCGACATACTTCCAAATAAGAGAGCTAACTGGGATGTATCCTTTCCTAACCATTTGATTGGCAAGAGAAGAATACGCAGCCAGAGCGGACCCGTCGAACTTCTTGTTCGACCACCGGGTATGTAGCCGTAAGGGAGTAACATCGATGCCTTTAAAAGCAGCCATGCCACAACACTCACGGAATTGCCCCGTGATACAAGACTTGTCTCGATTGACCAATAGGCCAACCGACTCAAGAGCTTGTATGCTAAGCAAAGCCCATTCTGTAGGAACGATTATATCGTCCCCATAGACATAGACTTGCCTTCCCACTCTTTCCAGTGGCAAATTCTTACCGCGTATTACCGCAGAGACAATAACCACCCAGAAGATATACGCTTCAACAGGAAAGCATAAAGCTGATCCCATTGGCGCATACTTCTGGAGGGGTATTACTCTCCCATCTGGGAGCTCAGTCTCGGTCGTACGGCAGGCTTCTAATGCTCGAACCAGTTCAGGAGAACGCTTAAAAATTCTCCGAACGAGTTCAAGTGAAACCCTGTCTGACGCATCTTTGAGATCAAGGGTAGCAAAACGCTCGCTAGTAGAACTAGTCTGCGCAAGGCTACGATTGACGTCTTGATGCGTGAAATTGATACGACCTCTCGTATACCTGTTACGGTATTCAAGATGGTTTGCCAACTTCCGCCCGAGTCCCTGCTGAATCCACTGGTATTCCAGAGGTTCGCAGGAAATAAGGCGCGGACCCCGTGAATCTTTTGGTACGAGTACGACTTTGGCACGTCCTCTTTCGAGGCGTTGCAAAAGACGATACCAGTCCAATCGATCGGTAAGTTCGCGAGCCCCTCCGACAACATAATAGTTGTAGTAGGGGAAGACCTGGTGAATAGCATCAAAAAGTCGGGTAAAGACCCACTTTTCTTCAAGCTTCTCACCTGTCGCCACCGCTCCCGGCCCATGTCGCGGTAGAATGTCTTTGTGGTTGAATCCATAAAAGACTTTCTGCGTGATGATTTCCGCCAACTGAAATAATTCAGTGGAAGGGGGATCATCGGCCAGCTTGAGGCCCGCATCCGTAGCTATAAAGTTCTCGATTACTCGAGATTCTTCAGCAACAGAATAGGGTAGCTCTAGCTTATACGCGAAAAAGCAC